TAAACATATTTATAATAGCCACTCCAAACAACTCAACAGCATCCTCTTCACCTTTGTTGATTTTCTGTTGTGCTTCAGTTATTTCAAGTTTCCTTTGTCTGTACTCTGAAGCTATTTTGTCAATGTTTATTTTTACATTTATTTTTTTTACAACTTCATTGTTTTTGTCAAGGAACTCAAGCTCCTCAACAACTTCATTGTCTTTTTTTATTTGATATGCCATTTTTTATTCCTCCAGTTTAAATAAAAAAGAGATTGCTTTTATACAATCTCTTATGTTGATTTGACTAAGTTGTAATTGTTGGCTTTCCGTTGAAATGTATTTCCACAGAAACTGCTGTTCCTCCGTTTGCTGCTCCACCAGAGCGTGCTATTTTAGCAAGCGTAACAGGAGCTGATATAGTAGAACCGTCTGGGGTTTCGAGAGTGACATTTGTTTTTCTTGCTTTGCCAACTCCGTAATATGTAGCATCACTAAATATATAGTCCTGTGCTGCATCGCCTACATGTCTTGTCCCTGTAAGTGTTAATATCAATTGTGCACCAGTCACCTCAGATGATCCGTAACCTCCGTTACCTAAAAAAGAAGCTTGATAAACCACTTCGTTTATTGCTTCGGTGATATTATCGAAACCTTCTCCTACAGTTACTAGGGTGGGTGTTTCCGATGCTGGAGTACTGTTTATTTTAAGTTCGTATTCGTGATTTAATGCTAAATCTCCCATTGTTTTTTCTCCTTATCTGAATAATTTAGATTTAAAATCGCTGAATATATCCACTCTCCATTCTCCTTTGTAACAAAAGAAGGAGGTGAATCTATATCAATCGAATTTATTTTGTATAAAAAATTGCTTTCAAAAAGTCTCATACGGTTGAGCAACCTTACTTTTTCGCAAAGATAATCATAAGCAATTTTTTGATTTTTGTTTTTACAAAGCAACAACAGCTTTATATTTGCCAACTTAGAACCGTCAAGGAAATTTTTTTCATCTCCTCCTGGTGCTATCTCAACAGCTATATTACTATCTTGCTTTAAAGGACCAACTTTCATATTGATTAAAGATAATATATAATCAACCATTTGTGTTTGTATTTGCATATTTCACCTACTCGTTAGCAAATCTTTTGCAAGCTTTTTCAAACATTTTGAACCATTCTTTTTTGTGAACACTTTTAGCATAATGTGCCCACATCCACCGTGCTTGTGGATTTTTTTCGGTTAATGTTTTTTTGAGATAATATTGTTTTTTAGCGTATGGCGTTTGCCATTTGATTATGCCTTTTTCAAAGTCTGAGTGTATTATACTGCTGTTTATAAGAGCACTTGTATCTTGTTTGCAGTAATAATTACAATCTTTTAAAGCTTGCTGTGTTGTAATATGCACTGCTTTTCTTGTTGCTTGTGCTATTTTTTCAGTAGTTAACCCTATATTGATTGGTGTGAACATTAAATCAATCCTATCTCATAGTGATGTTCTTTGGATTCATCCGGTAATATTTCGATAGTTTCAATTGTGTACTCTTTGTTCTTGAATATTACTTTTTGACCTTGATTGAATTCTACATTCTTCGGCTGACTGTTTACCAAGTCGAAAAACAATAATGCCGATAACTTTATATGTTCGCTCTGATTGCTAGATACAAGCTTGCTACTTGGTTCTATTCTTATTCTTTTAAGTTCTGTTTCGGTTATTGCTGTAGGTGTTTGCCATGTATCTGTTTGCACTTCGTTTTTCAGCACTGCAGAATGTATCAAGAGATTATAAGGTATTGGTTTAGCCATAACTACAACCCCCTATACAGTAATCCTGTAGGAAAAAGATATTCAAGAGCTGTAGATGAATATCTTTCTTTGGAATTTGCATTTGAGTTTGAATAACTGAATTTTCCTACAGTAACAGATTCAGAACTGGCCACATCTAAATTAGTCAGTCCGCCATTTTTAATTATAAATTCTGTTTGTACTGCAGTTGCTTTCTGAACTTGATTTTTTGTAAATGCATCCACACTGTTTATATCTTTTATTTTATACATAGTCAGTATATCAACCATATCAGAAGCCCTAGAAATAATTAAGGAGAGATCTTCGTTTGAAGTCTCTCCTTTGAATGTATTTAAGTAATAATCCTCATCAATATAACTCATTTGTCATCATCCTTGCTGACTGGTTTAGTTTGCTTAGGTTTTTGTATTGGATAAACCAAACCGATTATTTTTCCCATAAAACCACCTCTTATGAATTCTTGTCATGTAGATAAATTCCAGCAACTTTGTTTTCGTATGCATCAGCTAATCCATATCCTCTGTAGCAGAAAATCCATGCATCTGCATCCTGGTTCTGATCTGGACTAAAGATTTTGTTAACTGAGTGTTTTGGATATTGTGTTAACGCATCAGGTCTTATTACCATGAAGTTTATGTCATGTGCACCACTTGCTTTTGCATATCCGCCCACTAGTTCGTTTTCTGATGTCCCATCCTTTAATTCTATTGCTGTATAAAAGCGAGTTTGCGGAACTAAGTTAACAGATGCAAATCTACTTAAAACTTCTTTAGACTTAGTTGTGTCTAAATCATCGATCAATCCTTTTAGGGTTGGAGTTATAAATAGATGTCTGTCCTCGTATGGAACTTCATCTTCATCCATTTTGTTAGTTGCAACTCTTAATGCAGCTATAACATCTGCACCAGTAGACAATGCTGCAGGTGTCGCTACTTTTGAAATACCACTTATCCCTGCATATGTTGAAAATCTAAATGCATCAAGCTCAGGAACAACTTTTGTTCTTATGAACTCACTAGACAACTTCCCAAAAGCCATGCCTACTGTTTCTTCATTGTCCATTGCATCAATATTAAATTTACGACCTCTATCATAATTGAACTGTACTGTTTCCATGGTCAAATCTACATCGCCAGTTACATACCCACTGTTTCTAGAATAGTCAGCTAGACCATCCATAGAAATTTTAGGTATAACTATTTCATTTGCGTTTGCACCTGCTCTAGCAAGTGTCGAATCGCTGTCAAGTTTTGAAGTTAGAGATGATACTTGGTACACCTCGTCCAACATCTCAATGTATTTTTTGAATTTAGTAATATTATTAGCCATTTTCTATTCTCCTTATTTCTTAATTGGTAAACCCATTATTTTTCTTATTTTGTTTTCATCGACTGATTCCGATTCGGAATTTTGTGTTCCAGTTCCTGTTGTACTTGTACTTGTTGAATCATTTTTTGCAAAGTGTGGATATTTTTCTAAAACCCCAGTAATTGCTTTTTCAATAGTCAGATCTTTAGTTACTTTTGACTTTGCAAGTGCAATAACGTCATCAACGTTGTCAGCACTAACTCCACTCTTTATTGCTAAAAACTTCGCTTCATAATCCGAAACTTTACTTTCGGCATCTAAGCGTGCTTTTTCAGCTTTTGTGAGAGCATCTTTTTGTTTTTCTTCATCTGTTTTTTTACTTTCCTTCCACTTACGATATTCTTCAAGTTCTGCTTTTTCTTCTTTGGAAAGTTCTGAAGACTTAGACTGTTCTTTAGACTCATCAGCCTTTTGAGTAGATTTCTCAGGATCACCTCCACCAGTTGAAGCACTGGCCTGCTCAGTAGTTGAACTTGCATCTGAAGTAGAAGTATCTGATGTTGCAGCATCCGCATCAGCAAAGAATTGCATGCTTATTTTTAATAAATTTGGTTTACACATTGTTTTCCTCCTGTTTTTTTTAAATACAAATCTATAATGATGATTTAAGTCTATTTTTCAAAATACACAAAACTTAGTAGTGCATCAACTGGGTAAATACCAACAAGTCTATCATCTTTTTTGATTATCATACATTTGCCATCGTAATTAAAATCATTAAACTCTTTTTTATCCCAAACACATTTTTTACCGTTCTTAAATGTAATTTCGATATGTTCCATATTTTTCACCTGCCTTTCAGGGTATAAAAAAGCACCCCTAAGAGTGCTTAATCTTTATTTTGTTTTGTGCTTATATTTTTACTCCACTATTTACTTCTTTTATATATTCTTCATAAGCTTTTTTTACATCTGCTGGTGCATTTTCTTTTATACCTTTTAATCCACCATCGTTTTTACCGTCATATCCATCTTCATCGCTGTACGGATAGAATTCAGCATAATCCCACCATACAGGTTTTTCTGCTATGTTCTTCATGGCTTTCACCCCTTTAAAT